TTAGCGGGCCAGCGACCTTTGTCGCCGTCAACAATCCCCAATCCACCCATACCTTTTCCATACACTTGATTTTTGAAATTGGGGTCACCCACACTCTCAGTGCCACCTTGAGTACCTACACGACTCTCATCGACATTGATCGCCCCGGTGCCATACTTCAGGACGTTCGATGATACAGAACCCTCGACGGGTTTGCGGGCCACAATGATCGGCTCCCAGGCTGGCTTCAAAGCGGTACCCCACCCATCCCATTGCTTGGCGTCATCTGTCACAGGGTCATCATACTGCAGAATCGTACCCGTGAGAGGCGAACGACCAAAGTTTCCACCTTGGATGCCCACGTTACCCTGTCGTGACCCAGTGACTTGTCTAGTCGCCCCCGCTGACTTGTCGATAGCCTTACCAATATCGAGGGACTTTGGGAACCCGGACCCATAGACCCACATGATGCAATCACGAATTTCCCAACCCGCGTCCTCAATCGCACAGGCCAGTCGGTGATACGTGCGAGTGCCGCCGAACGCGAGCATGTGGGCTCCTGGCTTCGCCACGCGGAACGCCTCTGCCCAGTAGTCAGGTCCAGGTACCCCATGGTCCCATTCCATACCCATGAAACCTTTTTGACCTTTGTTGACACTCGGATCACGCACAGACTTGAACACCTGGGGTCTTGCGTTGGTCAAACCATACGGAGGGTCAGTCACAATGCTGTCAATGGAATCTGCGTCCAAAGTTTTCAGCACGTCCAGTGAGTCACCGAGATAGAGGGCGCCGAACTCACACTCAAGGAATGGCTCGCTCATCGGTACAACCTTTCGACTGCTTCGCGGACCTCTGGGACCCTATCTCCCTGGTGGACAATCGTGTAGGGCACCCCATAGCAATTTTCAACGAACCCCGTTTCCTTGTTGAACACCGGCAATGGTTCTGTGATGTGGGGTCGATACCCGTTAATTTTGTTAGGGTCCATTGTGGTACCCAATTGTGCGGCCCATTGGTCGCCATGTCTCGTCACAGTGGTGCAGTTTTTGTAGGCTTCTGTAGCCAGCAAGATATTGAGCGCAGCTTGGTCAGGTCCACCACCTCCAGGGACATGCTGAACGGTGCCGTGAGACAGGAGATAGACGGTTTTACAGAGACCCATGAAGTGGTTGAACGTACCAGCAAGGACCCCGCAGTTGATAATGGTATTCTTCTTGTGTTGTTCATACACGAGAGGCCCAAAGGATTGTGTGAGGTTGTTGAGACCCCAGGGTTCATGTTCGTATGCGATACCTTCTGAGGATGCGATGATACCTGGGTCGAGACTGTTGAGGAATTCTGAAGGGTTGCGCTGGAAGATCACGTCCTTGGCATCGGTCGCCACAACATACCTGATCCCCGCGGCGTTCTGTGGGTTGTCCAGCATGAGCCAGTAGTGAAGGAACCGATCCGTCACAACTGCAAAATCTTTATTTGGATAACTCAGGTCACCACTAATAGGGTCCTTCTGAAAAGCAAGAATGGAGTAACCGCGTTTGGTGAGTTCTTCAACGGTCGCATGGTCGGTATTATAACAAACAACCGCCTTAATCCCAGAGAATCCCGACCTGTCTAATGAGTTAACCCAAGGCGCTATGTGGTGGAAGTTGTATCCGGTGATGGCGGTTATGACGACGTCTCGCTTTTCCATAATGACTCCATGATCAAGTGCTATATTATAGCATAACTCTAGGGAATTGTCAACTTGTTTTTATACGGTCCACGCTTTTTGCCCAATCTAGACTCAGAGCTAGCCTTATTCATCTCCGCGGTGCGAATGTAGGATTTATAGCCACCCTTTCCTAATGCTAAATTATTACCCCTCATGCGAATCGCCCGTTTCTTTCTCTGCTCCTCGGTGTGTTTGATGCCCAAGGCAATTTTCTTGCCGATCATTCGTACCCTAGCCTTCTCACGAACTTCTGGTTTCCGCAATCCCTCTGCACGAGCTTGCTTGGTATATTCTTTAGATGAGGCCCTTGCCATTGACATAATCCAATTGTTTAAGAACCCATGTTTCTTTGCATGGTCATCGGGCACCAAAGCTTCTAAATTTAGAGGATTGTTATTCCAATGGTTCATGTCTTTGTGGTGAACATGGTAACCTTTGGGAATCTTTGCCCCATAATATTGTTCATAAATCTTACGGTAATTGACCACTATTTATCCCATGATTTTGCAGCAGTGAAATTAGACTTTGAGAAAACCATACGATCCACAAGTTTAACAGCATTTCCGACGTGGTCTATTGCCACGAAACCTTCAGGGCTTGTTACTTGGTATCCTTCAGCAGTCTTGAGAAATGTTCTGGTTCCCTGAATCTGACTCAATTTATTTAGTATGAACATTTTTGTATAAACCAATTGGTTTTGAAGGTCGAAAATATTTTTGAGGTCCTGGGAGTGTGCTCGAAAGAATCCAAGCACCAGGGTTTTCTCCTGGGTGCGCTTCCGTTTGGTGTCTGGCTGTTTCGCTTCGCCAATAGCAAGTGTCATCTTGGCATCGAGCCATCGAATGAACTCGTTGGTGTGCTGAACGGTATTGGTAATCGCTGCACCTTCGCGGACCTTGGAGTTGTGGAAGGTCTTGAGGTAGTCACGGTAGACCGTGTTCAGCGCAATCTGGTTCAGCACTTTACCGTTGATCGCTTGGAACATCGTGCCTGCCACTGAGAGCAAGGAGGTACAGTGCGCCGTTTCAGCTACCGTGAAGCTCACTGTGCCGCTTTCGTCGACCAAATCCGCGTTGCGGAACCAGACCTCTTTCGTGTGGTGTAGGTACCCTAGGTCGACCTTGTAGGACGCCTTGAGGTTTGCTATTGTGGTGCCATGGTATTCCGTGTGAAACACTATGCCCAGAGCAGCAGCAACAATACGGCTAGCAAGAGTAGTACCGGCAGGAATAGCATAGGTAAGAGTATTCGGAGTAAAGGTGACATATTTCTCTCCTTCGATAGCCTCGGATTTGACGTCACCTTTTGTAAACATGAGGTCGCCTTGTAGAATCCCTTTTATTCCTAATTTTGGAAGATAGCGAAGGCAGGCTTTGAGTTTTTGGTTCAACCCCTCGGATGGATGATTTTGGTCAATGTCGTGCTCAGTATAGTTCAACTTGGCATTCTTGTTGAACACACCTTTGGTACCCACGAAGAACTTGCCGGTCTCTGGATTGAGCCCACAGACCACCGCGGGGGCCCCGTCGAACTTGGTGGTCACGTTGATCGGTTTCTCAGTGTGCCCGGAGAGCATGTCTCTGAGACTACGGAGAAAATTGATCGCCTCGCGGGCACCATCGACCCCACGATTCAACACCTGGTCTTCGAGGTGCTCCAGGTGCACATTCTTACCCTCAGAGGATTCTGTGATAAACGTTTTGAGAGACATGCGAGCGGTTTCCATGTTATTTGGCGATCACAAACTTTGCAGAGGTCTCAGAGCGAGACGTCGCATAGGCATACAACAACTGTATCCATCTAGTGCTTCGTTCTTTGTCGCTTTCCAGCCATCTAATAAGGTCTGGAAACATGACATTCGTGAAAAGATTCGCACTGTGCCACTCTCGCAACTCTCTATACTTGTCCCTGTTTCGTATTCCAAGGTCCCGGTACTCTTTTGAGTTTCGTATCTTCTTGAATTCGGCTTCTGCTTTGTCAAACTGACTGATAAATTTTCGAGAGTAGTTTGTATTCCCTTCGGCCATAGACATGAATTCAGCCATGATTTCGGGAGCAGCAGAACCCTCACGCGACACCGCCAAGCCGCCTCCTGGTGTATGAAGTATCTCAGCCTTGAATGCTGGTGTCTCAGGGTCATGTCGAATGCGAAAAAAACTTTGAGGATGCTTAGGGTCATAACTAAATTGCAAATATCGAGCTTCGTGCTTCGCTTTGGTGTAGGATTTCCATGGCTTGAGTTTGTCATATTTGAATTGTCCAATCACCTTCAATTCATCTTTTCTACTGAAATTCACTTTCAGAAGATGGGCCTCTTTGGTCTGTTGTTTCAACGAGAGAGGCAACAAATCTCCAGAATCCATCAAGCCACTAATCAGACTATTCAACTGTCCAAACGTCAGAGACTTGCGAGTAGATTCCTGCAACAAATCTTTGAGTTCTTTCTTCGCTTTCTCCGATGAAAAATAAATGTCAGCAGGACTCCACTTGTTTATCTGTGAAAACACCTGACCACGTGAGGCATTAGGTTGAGCATTGATCTTCTTCTGAGTCGCATTGGCCAGAGAATACAACTCTGCGATAGTGCCCGCCACAGCCTTATCGTCACGAAGATAGAACAAATCTGACCATCTGGGTGTTTTGATTTTAGTGAAATTTCGACTAATATCCTGCACTTGCTTAATAATTGCTTTGGCAATTTGAACGGATGACTTATACCAATCGTTGTCACTTTTGAACAATGCCTCGATATCTCTCAGTGGAACAGTGGGAGCATCGACGCGGTCCTTGTAAACTGTCTCAACCGTCATGGACTTATTTTTTGAATCCCACTCTTCTTTGAATTCGGGATACGTCTTATACGCTTCCAAGTCAAATACCTTATCAACCTTTGACTCACCGAGATAGTCCGCCATCGCACAGAACAATGCCTGTGCTGATTCTTGAACTGCTGTCTTTCGATTAGCCATGATATTCTCCTGTTGATAAGCTATTTATATCACGAACCAGGGGCAATGTCAAGCTGTATTTGGCCTTCTTTTTGAGGAATCGCTTGTAGCAGGGGTCGTCAAGTCCGAACACGGCTCGGTACCTCGTCACAATATCGGGGTGCACCCCATAGTGCTCCTCAAGGGCCGCGGTGAGCCCATAGGCGTCGATCTCGTTGGTGGCCCCATAGTACCTCCGGTTTCGCTGGACCAATGGGTCTGAGTGTCGCACCTGTGGGGGTCGAGGGCACGCCTTGGCTTTGTGGTTTTGGAGCAGATGAACGCGCTCATGGGCAATCGTGGCGAACATGTCAAAGAGGATACGGCGCCTGAGGTTGCCCGTGAATCGCACCTTTTTCTTGGGGTCCTGTGAGTAGTTACTCAATGACACAAAACACACTGGGTCACCGTGATAGTCAGGGTCGAAGCATCCTGTCACACACAAAAGATTATCGGATGGTGGGGTGTGCCGGGTGTTGGTGTATTGAATGGGGAGTGACTTGCCCGTGAATCGAATCCAGGGGTAGGGTCTAAAAGACTTTCTGAGCCGGCTCAAAATTTGTCCAAGCGACTGCTCGCCTTCGGGAGCCTGGTAGACCAGGTTGTAGATTTTTTGGAGTTTCATAGGTAGTGCAGGTACCCACTGACGATATACTTGGGTCCACTGGTCACCTTGCAGCCCCAATGCGGGTGTGTCCAGAGCGGAGGGAACATCAGGAGTCGCCCAGCGACCGCGGGGATCGTGACGCATGGGTGGGCTTGATCTTGGCCAAACTGGGTTTCGCCACCAATTTCCACGGTGTTCAGGTAGAACAGGAACGCCACAAAGCGCCGTGCTGAGGCGTAGCTCCCGACGTCGGTGTGCAGGGCGAACTCGTCCTTGCCGTTGGGGAGATAGCGTTTCATTCTGAACGCCTCGTACCCAAAGGTCTTGGGGTACTGTGTAACACCGAGCGTGTGAAGTGTCCGGTAGACCTTGAAGGCCTCTTGCTGGTATGCGAGGAGCCGTTGGTTCTCATCGGGCCAGTTTTGTGAAATGTTCACCTCCAGGAAGTGCCGGATGCCGGCATAGAAGGTGTCGGTTTGCTCCTGAAACTCGTTGCGTTCAAATTTCTCAATGAGGGACTTGCAGAAATTTATTGGGATCACCTCGTCCAGCACGGTGACATAGGCGTACCCCGCTTGGTACGCAGCGACCCCGAGGTTGAATTCGTTTCTCATATTTTGAACCCTTTGAAATCTCGTTTTTTGTGCTCGAATGGTTTTCGTATCTTCTCATCCCCGTCGTCGTCTTTCGCTTGTCCGGCATCGCAAATATTGGTTTGTGCAGAAGCTGCCACGTCATAGAGCCTCATTTTTGATCGATCAACTCCAACTACAAACCGTTTATTTACATTTTTATCGGCGTACCTATTTTTGAGAGTTTTGACCATGAACTGATTCAGGGCTTCCAGTTCTTCGTTGGTGATGATGGCCGCCATGAAGTCTGCTGTGGCTGGTAGACCAAAGGACTCTGAGGTATCTGTCAGTTCGAGGTCGCTGGAATCGAACCCCTGTCGCGTCGTCTGGGTTGCTGAAATCACAGGAACTTTATGTTCAACCGCGAGACCACGAAGTTCCTCGGCTATCGCCTTGATGTAAGTATAGGAATTCACGTTGCCACCCGGGCGAATCCTGGACGACGCACAGATATTCAGGTAGTCAATGAAAATCAGATCGGGGCGAAATGATTTCTTGAGTTGCAGTTCATTCAAGAGCGCGGTGAAATGAAGCGTCGAAGCTGCGGCCGTTGGGTATTCCTTGATAATCAACTTACCGCAGGTCTTGTGTTTGAGGGCAGCAAATCGTTGCTCATAATCCTTCTTGTCAATCTTCTCCAGAGTGTTGATATCCACATTGAGGAGATTCGCGTCAATGCGTTCAGCAATACGTTCCTCAGCCATTTCCATGGTGATATAGAGCACATTGAAACCCCTGGACAATGCTGCTCCCGCAAGGTGACACATGACCAGGGTCTTTCCGACACCTGTTCCTGCAAGAAAAATGTTGAGCGTCTTGAGGGAGAATCCACCGCGCGTGATCTTGTTGAAAAAGTCCAGGTCGAATGGTATCTTTTTCTCTGTGTGGTGGTAAAATTCGTACCGAGAGTCGGAATCCATCATGTAGTCATGCCCCACATGGTTATCGAACGTCACCGAGAGTGCTTTGGTGAGGAGGTCGGGGATCGAGCCCTTGGATTTCTTCCCCGTCTTGTCGTCCATAATCGAGACTGCTTCCAGTACCGAATTATAGAGCGCGGAGTCTTGACAGAACCGTTCGGTCTGAGCAATCAACCAGGGAATGTCTGTGGGTTCCTGTCGGTCGGCATTGAGTTCTTGAAGCAGGGACACGGCCTGCTGGACCTGTTCCTCTTTGAGATTGTGCATCTCTGTGACGGTGATGACCAGGGCCTCGTGGGTCGGGAGGTTCTTGTAGGTGTCGATGAACTTGGTGATCTGTTCATAGATCAGTTGTTCGGTCTGCTCTTTGAAATACTCAGTCTTGAGGAAGGGTATCACCTTACGGGCATATTCCTCGTGGTAGATGAGGTTCTTGAGGATGGTCGATTCGAGTCTCAGCATGATTCGTCGTCCTTCGCGGTCACGGACTCCAAATTATGCTGCTCGCTCATAATGATTGAGGTGAGCACGTCACCGAGGTGGTTGGTAAACTCTTGCGAGCCCACGAGGTCTTTGTAAGGTCGACCCGCGGTGTCATAGAGCGTGTATTGAAACGCGAGACCCATGACCCCATTGTCCAACACCTGCGGTTTCACCCACCCATAATAGTAGGTGATACCTGCCCATGGTCCTACGAGGAGCTTGACCGCACTGACGGGTTCGTCAAGCGTGATATCGACAAACGTGTAATCAGTGTTTTCCTGTGGGAGTTTCTTTGGGGACGTCGTCGTTCCCCAAAATCTCGCCGAAAGCCACTTCATAATTTTTTCGAATATACGCATCAAAATCCTCATTGGCTAAAATGTCCTTCCAGAATTCCTCGGTCTTGGTCTCCGCTTCGCGCACCTTCGTCTTGCTGCCGGGCTTGAGGTACCATCCAGGTAATGGCTTCTCAACAAATCCACCCGCAAGCGCAATCTCTAGAAGTCCAGAATACGGCTGGATACCTTTTTCGAATGTCACCGAAATAGGAAGCTTTGATTTCTCTTTCACAAACCGCGACTTCTCCACGTTGATCACGAAATTGAAACCAGCCACTTCCCCCTCGACCTTTTCCTGTTGCCGTCCAACAATCCAGATCGTGTCGGCAGCATACGTCATGCCAGTTCCACCACCAGGAATCGCTTTCGGGAACATCCCAATTTCCATGTATGTATGATTGACCACAACCAGAGGAATGTCTTTGATTCTCAGGTGTGGGGTAATCATGCGGAACAGCGACTTGATACTTTTTGCTCTCGTCATGTCAGCGACGGTCTTGCCCTCAAGGGTATCCTCGACCTCTTTCAGAGACGCAAGCTGGCCAATCGAGTCAATCACAATCATCAGGTGGTCGCCACGCTTCATCTCAGCGAGTTGCTTCATAATGTCTTGCTTGAGTTGTTCGACGTCGGTGATGGGGGTGTGGAACACTTTCTTCATGTCGATGCCGAACGTCTGAAAGTAGGAGCCGGGGGTACCGAACTCGGCGTCATAAAACAAAATGATACCGTCCTTGTGCTTTCTCAGGAATGCTCGCATCAGCAACAAGGCAATGCCCGTTTTGAAATGCTTGGAAGGTCCAGCAATCTCAGTCACACCAGAGGTCAAACCGCCCTTCAGCGTACCTGATAGCGCAATGTTGATCACCGGGACCTCTGTGGGAATCAACTGTCGCTCACCAAACACTTCAGACTCATCGAGGACGCTGGCGATGTCAATGCTACTGTTTTTCTTGATTCGATCCATCAACGACATAATTTAGATTCCTTTGAGGGTGTTCACCAACGCGGAGAATACAATGTCCTTGCCGCGCTCGACGTCGGACAATTCGCTATAGGGTCTCAAGTTCGGGTGTTCCTTTTTGGCTACGTCCTTGACAGGACCCACCTTCCACTTATTTTCCAGCTTGATCTTGACCCATTGTTTGTGCGATGCTTCAGGACTCGCGTCAGGATTCTTGAGGTGAAACTCCACACCATTGACAATCGAATCCTTGATTTCTTGGGGTACGTGCTTCCATGCGGGTTGCGAGTAATCCCCAAACGCATGGCAATACGCGCGGTTATTCTCGTGGCAGATTTCTGCAATTTGTTCGTTGGTGAATTTCATATTGATCCTTTCGATTATAGCACAGTTGAAGTGATAAGTCAATCCTTGTGTTTCACGAGGTCCATCACAAATGATACGCCGCTATTCAGGTAACCTTGACAGTTCCAGGTTGGACAGTACCATGATGGGTACTTGTTTCGAAAACCTTTGAGGGGGTGTCCATAGACCAGTTCGTCTGAGTGGAATTCGCGGTCACAGCGATTGCAAAGGACCTTGCCCTTATAGTCCATTTTGGGGATATCGACGACCTTGAAGTCATCTTTTATTGGGGTGGTCATCCGAAAAAATCCTCCAGGCTCGAAGTGCGTTCCGAGTGCCAACCGATGCTTTTCAACACGATATTTAGTGGATCAAGAAAGGCCTTGGTGAACATCAGGTCATAGTCCACACAGGTTTCCAGGTGGAATTCCTTGGGCACCCGTACCAGGAAGGACATGACGGGTTCTCTGAAAATGTTGGGTTCCTTGAGGTACACGAATTTGAGCTTTTCGCCAGACTTGAGCATTTCATATTGCGTATCGAGATTCATCTGTTTCAGGAACCGATTGTAGACCAGCGCACCCTTGACGTGGATGGCGGTCTTGTCGTCATAGATTCGACGGTCCCAGTTCTTGCCATCGCCCTCAAGGGGTTCTTCGAACGCCAGTGACGCTTCGACCTTTCGACGCTTGCCGTCACTCTCAGACTTTTCCAAGTCATTCATGCCGCGAGGGAATGCGATATCAGCAATCGGGAGGGTCTTGAAGGCCACACGAAACGTTTCAATATGGGTAATCAACTCATCCTCAGTGCCGTTCATGATAATGGTCAGGGCCTCTTTGATTTTTACGCGGCAGGCTCCTGGTGTTGACGACTTGATCGCTTCAAGACCGTGAATGACCATTTTGGGCTTCTTGTACCGGATACCCTCAGAGTCCCACACGTTCAGAATGTAGCGTTTCTTGGCGGTCCAGATGCCTTTGTTGGCCAGCGATTCGCGCTTCATACGCATCTTCTGAGCATATGCATGGGTGTATTCAGCGAGTTCCGTATAACTCATCTCGATAATCCCTTTGATTTTTTCCTTGAATACTTTGTCGAGGAAGTCGATGACCTTGTTGGTGTCTGTGGTGTCCTTGAACACTTTGCGGACCAGGGGAGCGAGGTGTAGGTAGACTGAATCTGTGTCACTCGCCACCACATAGTCTTTGTTCACAGTTTTGAGCAACCCATTTAAGAATTCATTGAGACAGTTCGCAATCCAGCGGATACCGAGTTGGCCGGCCAACGTGACACCTTCGGCAATCCGAATGTCGAAGAACCTGAAGTACTCAGAGCCCATGGCGCCGTAGGCGGAGTTGAGACCTACCTTTTTGGCCAACTGAAGGTTCTTAAACTTTGAAATCAGCAAGCCCAGTTCTTTCTTCCGTACATCGTCCATACATTCTTCGCGTTCCTTTTCCAATTCAATTTGCTTGCTCTTGTAGTGGACTCGGGCAGCATACATGGTGCTCATGATCTCAGCGAGGAATCCAACGCGAGTCGTATCGAAAAACTGACCATTAGGCGTCATCGTGCAACCCACGAGGCCGTCGAGGTCGATCTTCTTTTGGAGCAACGCTTCCACTGAGATACCCTGAGCCAGCACCGCCTTCATTTCGGGGGTGTATCGCTCAGGTTCAATCAATGTCTCGGGTGACATGTTATACTGCATGATCAAGTGGGGATACAAGCTGTCCAAGTCGAGACTCATCAACCACTCAAAGAGACCCGTCTGTGGGTCCTTGACATACGCACCCTCATACGCTTCCTCTTTTTCCTCTCCCTTTTTGGGAGGAATCACGATACCTTTGCGGTGGAGGTGGTTGTAGGTGATCGCATCCCACATACGCACCTGAAAAAACGCGTCCTCATAGTTCGTCTTGTTGTCGTAGGCCAGCAGAACCGCCATATCAATCAGGCGACCTTTGTCATTCAGCTTCTCGACCAGTTCGACGTCGTGAATGTTATACTCGATAAACTTTTGGAAATTGTCTCGGTACAGATTATGGAGGGTTTCGTATTCCTCGTAGTTGACTTTGCGTTCACCCAGTTCGACGTGGGCGATATAGTCGAGCTTGTAGGATTCTTGGTTGGACTTGGGGGCATACTTGTTATAGAGTTGAAAATAGTCAAGCATAGAGATACCAAGAAGTTGGTAGGTGGTGACGGGTTTGCCGAACTTGGATTTCTCTTCACGGCGCGACACTTTACCCCAGGGTGACAACCACTTGGCTTGCTCCTCACTCAAGACCGAGCAGATTCGTCCGACCAGGTAGGGAATATCGAACGTCTTGACGCTCCATCCTGTTACAATGTCGGGAGCTTTGTCTCTCCATAATTCCAGGAATGCAGCGAGAAGATCGATTTCCTGTCCACACGGCACCCAGTGAATATCAGCACGATGGGGTGTGTAGTTCCCGCACCCAAAGACATGATACTGTGGGTCGTTGGAAAATTTGACGGTGATAGCGGTAACGGGATTGAGGCAGGTATCGACATCAGGCATCCGGTGTTCCGTGTCAACTTCGATATCGATGTAGGCGGTCACGACATGGGCAATGTCCCATTCCATAACCTCTTCGGGATGCTGTTCTGCGATGAAGGCCGTCGCAAAGTTTTGCTGCCCGTAGATCGTGAAACCTTCCACGTCCTCATACCTTTTAATATGTTCCTTGGCCGCATAGATCGACTCGAATACTTTGGGTTCGACAGGATAACCTTGGAGGGTTTTCCACTTGACAGGAATATCAGGGATATTGGAGGGCATGAACAGTGTCGGGGCATACGGAATCTTCCGCTGCACCCGACGACCGTTTTCGATACCGCGATAGTAGATAAAGTTACCGTGAGCGGTAACGTTCGTGTAGAAAGGTTTGGACATGGACTATGATAGCACACTCACAGGAGATTGTCAACCGTTAATCCCAGGAGGCAGCACGAGACCAGAGAACAATTGCTTATAATGGTTGAGCAGGTCTTGTACCGGTGTGACGACCGTTAAAATATCGGTCACATGGAGAGGAATACCGGTTTTGTATTCTTCGACGTATTCGAGGAATGGTCCGAAACCAATCTGAGCTTGCCCCTGCCCAGGTGTCTTACTGGGTATCAGTCCCACGGACACCGCATTCTTTACCAGGACCTTTCCTTGGCTGTGAATCGACGCGTCACTAGGTTCGGTAGACACGATCTCACCCATCAACTGAAACCCATTGTTGAGCACAATAACCTTGATGTCACCCATGATTAGTCACTCCTTCTAGTTAAAAACGGTGTCATATCCGGTGACACCCACCCGGCGGGCTTCAAGATTTTCCCGTCTGCTCGTCGCTTCAATTGTCCAGTGGTCGGATCAACTTGTAGCTTCGTCATGTTCGCTCTGGTCAGTTCTTTCCAGGCACCGTCAACGTCCCAACCGCGAGCAATACAGTATCCGAGAGTGACCCATATGAGGTCCATTGCTTCATTGAGTTTGTTTGGATTATTGGGAGAAATTGAGGCATTGTAAAATTCATCATACTCCTCATCAACCAGATATTCATAGATACGAACCGTTCGGTCGTCCGGCCCTATCGCTTCAATAAAATTCTCAACATCATCACGCATACTCATGGTTGGAGTCCTACCAAATAGGTTGTTTTGTTGTTCACTCTCACAGCGGTATAGGTTTCCTTTCTCTGCTTGTCCAGGAGATACTGTCCATGCACCCATCCAGAGTTTGGTTGCCCTGGTGTGTAAAATTCCAGAATGATCTTGTCGAAGTCTGGAAGATTCTTGCTACACCAGACTGCCAACTCGTAGTTGCTGATACCGTCCACTTCAAAATCTACTGCTTGACCAGTGCAGTGCTTGCTGAGTTTGTCAATCGTTGAGGTCAGAGGGTTGACAGACATGTTCAATGCGAGGGATCGGTACCCGGAATTGACTCGCACAGGACCGAATACGTTCCGCACGGGTTCCAGGATATGCACACACACCAACACCAAATTGTTCAAGTGCTGATCGGTAGGTGTATTGTCTATGCCTAATCTCAGTGCGGTATCCGAGCGTGTCATTTCCCGCAGTGAAAAGTGTGGGCTTAGTTGGCTCATGTCCAGAGTCCTCCTCGAATTTCTACCAAGAGCTTTAACATTTCTGTATCTTCTTTCTCGTATTTATTCTCAAGTTCCCCCTGGGATTCCAGGTACGCTGAATACTCAGGTGAGAAGCTGATTACATTATTTCCCCTAATACGGGTTTCAGATCCAGTAAACCCACCCATAAATGGTTCTACTCGGGCAGGACGCGAACGAGTCCAGAAACGATAGAGCATGAACACTTCTTGAGCCTGTTGGGCTTGTCTGGGGCTGTCTTTCAGACTCATGGCCCATCTGAGGTGATGGAGACCGCGGCGAACATTGCGACCAGGAGGCAGCAACCAATGAAGCAAAGGAAGATCATGAATGATCCGGTAGACTTTCTGACCGGTGCTCTCAAAATAATAGGGACCCCAATGTGAACCAAGTTCCTGTTCGACAAAATTTACGAGGACTTGAAACATCACATGAAGCAAAATGGTATCGGCATCGCGGTAATGACCGCGAGGACAATCTGGGTGCCTGATAACGACGCGGTCACTGGGGCAGATCCATCGATTGTGGATGTAAGCTAAGGTGTCACGAATCATATAAATCTCTCCTCGACATCAACAAAAAATTGTTCAATGTAACATAGGGCAGAAGCGAGTTCTATATCAGAACACTTATAGTGGTTCTGAATATCCTCAGGCCTCATACCTTTGAGACCGAGGTAGGGCCAATCCGCGCAGAGGTTGTTGTGCCACAGCGCCAACTTTTGAGAAGTCTTGGATGGACCCGAGCCACTTGAGTAGGTGTCATCATGGTAGAATGAGTACCAAGCGGAGTCTGGTGAAAATTTGGAATAAAGGCAGCCTTGTTTCATCGCATAGTGCATGATACAACCTCTAATATAAAAGAGACATCCCCAACGCTTCCGAGCGAACCTGACGTCTAATCTGAAACGAACAAGACTGTTCCAACCGCCCAAAACTCATATCCCACTTGAGGACCCACAGGTCTTCACTTCGGATCACTGAATCAACTCGCCTACGGCTCGTGCTAGGAAGCAGCGGCTGTAGATTTTGGTTTCTGGGCATAACCTTGCCATCCGAACGAAGGATACCTAAATAGGCATATCAAACAACTCACTTCTACAAAGCGGGGTAGGCTAATGTTCACCCCTTACGAGTTCCTTGCTTCACACAACGTTGCCGTCGTGATCTGTCAGCGCAGACTGACTGACCGGTTTGATTCGATCAGGAGTCTTGTAGGTCTAAGGTGTCCCTACTCACTTGGACTTGAACTGGTGAGGTCTATCCGTCACCCGAACCGAGACATATTTGTATGGAGCGAACTTATGTGTTGAGTATATTGTCGTTTTTTTCCAAAAGTTTTTCGATGTTTGGTTTCTGGTTTATAAGAACCACGAATTCTACCGGTCATCCTCTGTGAGGATTCCTTTTTCCACTCTTCGGTGTGTTTGTACCCCGCAGCATTTTGGTTTCCAATTCTAAGTCCTTTGGCGCTTTCAGACATCCTTTTTCTGGCTTCTGTGGAGAATTTTTTCCCCGTATTCGCCAGTCGCCCCGCAAGTTTTATGGCTTCTTCTTTTCCAATCTGTTTTGTCATCATTCGATAAGCAATCTGATCGTATGGCGACCCATCATCTGCCATACGCTTGTGAGCCTCCGTGTGCTGCTCAATAGTGAGGTCCACGAGATTATCTATCGCATTGACACCCTTGAGGTTGCCAAATCTTCTTTTCCATTCATGCTTTGGGATTATGTGGTGCACCGGCATGATCTATTGTTTTCCTACCCATGGTATACTTGGTCACGAGCGTCCAATCTGCTTTCTCTTTGTGAGCAATAATCTTAATTTGCGCCAACGGTGCTGACGCGCCCAAGGTCCCTGGGTGGAGGATACTGCAGAGTTTCCACTCAGCGAGGAGTCCTGCAATCGCATTGCGC